CTTAACAGTAACCACACCCACAGTTTACACCATCAATGTTTGGGGTGGAGGAACCGTTCAGGCTGGCAGCGACGGTGCGGCAGTAGCAAACTATATCCAACTCAACCCAACCTTTGCCCTCAACGCTCTTGACACAATGACTACAACTGGTAATGTCACAGTTGGTGGCATTTTAAGTTCACCGCAACAAACAAAAGCAAGTAACGCAACAGGAACAGTAGGTCAAATATGTTGGGATGCAAACTATATCTATGTATGTACCGCAACTAATACTTGGAAAAGAACAGCATTGACCGGCGGTTACTAAAATGAAACCACGCCCTGCTAACACCGGGGCGTTGTGAATGTGACGTATTTTCTAGCACCCAATTAGTGCCCACTGAAAAACACACATTTTGGCCTTTAAAATTCGAGGTGTATTTAAACCGAATATCCACTTTTAGGTAAATACATGTAGATTAATCAAACACCTTAAGGAGTAATCGATGGCACTAACAAAAATCAAGAATATCTCGATCGATCCAGATTTCAGAATAACTGGATCGGAAATCGCAGATGTATTTACGTTAACGAGTAGAACAGTTACCGTTACAACCCCTACTGCAAACACAGAAGCGGCAAATAAAGCATATGTCGACAATTCGATTGCCGCTTTAAGAAATTTTAAAACTATTGCGGTTACAGGACAAACCAACGTAGTAGCAGACACAGCAGAAGCAACATTAACTTTTGTTAATGGTACAGGTATAACAGTTACCACTGATGCAAATACTGATGCAATTACATTTACAGCAGATGCAACCAGTAATAGTGTAGCAAATAAATTGGTTATTAGAGACGGCTCTGGTAACTTCAGCGCAGGTGTAATTACAGCAACTTCGTTGACTGGTAAATTTACCACTGCACGTGACATTCAACTAACAGGCGATGTTACAGGTACAATTGGATTTGATGGTAGTGCAAACGTACAACTTTCAACAACTATTGCTAACAGCGGTGTAGTTGATGACACATATGGTAGCGCAACACAGGTTGCACAATTTGTAGTTGATACACGTGGTATTATTACCAGCGCAAGTAGCGTTGGTATTGCAATTCCAAGCACAGCAATCACTGACTTCCAAGAAGCAGTAGAAGACACATATTCTTCAAGCATTTTAGCTGGTGTACACACCGGTATTACATTTACATATGATGATACAACGGGTGCTTTAAGTTCTAGCTTAGATAGTGCTGACAAATTCCAAACTATTGCAGTTAGTGGACAAAGTAATGTTGAAGCAGATAGCCCAACTGACACATTAACTTTTGCTGGTAGTACTGGTTTAACAATCACAACAAATGCTGGTACAGACACAGTTACATTTACTAACAGTGGTGTAACAAGTGCTGCCGTAACAGGTACTGGTCTAGCAATTGACGTAAGCACAGGTGCAATTACTATCAGTAGTAATGCAACAGCAGTGAACACAGCAAGTACTGTAGTTGCTCGTGATGCCAGCGGTAATTTTGCAGCCACAGTTATTACTTCAGACTTAACTGGTAACGTTCAAGGTAACGTAACAGGTGACATAACAAGTACTGGTACAAGCACATTCTCAAACATTGATGTTAATGGTGGTGCTATTGATAGTACAATTATTGGCGGAACATTGGCAGCGGCCATTACTGGTACAACAATTACTGCTAACACTGGTTTTACTGGTAACCTAACAGGTAACGTAACAGGTGACATAACAAGTACTGGTACAAGTTCATTTACAGGTATTGATGTTAATGGCGGTACAATCGACGGAACACCGATTGGTAATTCAACTCCAAGCACTGGTGACTTTACAGAAGTTACAACAACAGGCAATTTAGATGTTGCTAGTGGCGTATTGTTTGTTAACACAACAACTGATAAAGTCGGTATTAACAATCCTACACCAGCAGAAGCACTCGATGTAACTGGTAATGCTATTATCAGCGGTGACACTACAATCGGACAAAACTTGACAGTTACAGGTACACTAACAGTTTTAGGTGCAACTACTACAGTTGAATCTACAGTAACAACAGTTGTTGACCCAGTGTTTACAATTGGTCAAGGTACTTATATAAGCAACGACGGCAAAGCACGTGGTATTGAATTCAAATACTACAATGGTCAACAAAGAACTGGTTTCTTTGGTTATGACACAACAGACGGTGTTTACAAATTATTAACAGCGGCTTCTAATAACAGTGAAGTATTCACTGGTACTAAAGCTACATTGTCGGCAAATCTTGATGGTTATATGCAAACTGCCCGTAAGATTGAATTGACTAGTGATGTCACTGGTGAAGTAATGTTTGACGGTAGTCAAAATGTACAAATCAGTTCAACATTATCTAACACAGGCGTAAGTGCTGGCAGTTATGGCGCCAACGACGAAGTTGCAACATTTACAGTCGATGCTAAAGGTCGTTTAACAGCGGCAGGTGTATCACAGATTAATATTACCAGTGGTCAAATCAGCGACTTTGATGAAGCCGCACAAGATGCAATTGGTATTTTAATTGCTAATGGTACACAAACAGATATCGTTGTTACATATAACGACGTAGATGCTAAACTAAACTTTAGTGTTCCTGGTGCTAAATCTTATTCTAACTTTGATGTTAGCGGACAAACTACAGTAACAGCAAATACTGCCAACGACACGGTAACATTGGCTGGCAGCACTGGTTTAGATATTACCACAGATGTAGCCACAGAAACTATTACATTTACTAACAGTGGTGTAACAAATGCCGCAGTTAGCGGAACTGGTTTGAGTATTGACGTTGCCACTGGTTCAGTAACAATTAGCAGTAATGCTACAAGTGCAAATACTGCTAGTACTGTTGTTGCTCGTGATGTAAACGGTGATTTTACAGCCAATGACATTACTGCTGACTTAATAGGTAATGCTAGTACAGCAACAGCGTGGGCTACTGGTAGAACAATTACTTTAACAGGTGATGTTACTGGCGTATCGGGCACGTTTGATGGTAGTGGCAATCTTAGTTTTGCTACAACTATTGCTGCCGACAGCGTGGCATTGGGAACAGATACAACTGGCAATTATGTTGCTTCGATCTCAGATGGATCTGGTATCAGTATAACAAATGGCTCAGGTGAAGGAGCAACTCCGGTTGTCAGTAACAGTGACAAGGGTAGTGATCAAGAAATTTTCAAGAGTATTGAAGTTGCTGGCGAAACAACTATTACGGCAGATGGCAACAACGAAATTTTAACTTTAGTTGCTGGCACTGGTGTTACTATTGACACAGACAACACAACCAAAACAATTACTTTTGCTAACAGTGGTTTACCAACATTTAAGTATGTTGCAATCAGCGGTCAAACAACAGTTGAAGCAGATCAAAGTGATGACACATTAACATTGGTAGGTGGTACAGCAATTAGTATTACTGCTGATGCTATAACTGATGCTATCACATTCAACAACGATGGTGTAACAAGTTTTGGTGTTACAGCCGCAGGTGGTATAAGTGTAAATGCTAGCACAGGTAGCGTAACATTAACAAGTAATGCTACTCCAAATAACACAGTTAGTACTATTGTTATGCGTGATGCCAACGGTGCATTTAACGCAGGCGATATTGGCGTACAAGATATCAGTGCTGATACATTAACTACTACAGGTAATGTAAACGTTGGTACTTTGACATCAGGCCGTGTTACATTCTCAGGCGCCGCTGGTTTACTAAGCGATAGCACTAATTTAACATTCAACTCTGGTACAAGTACATTGAGCACAGTTAATGTTAGCGCAACAGCAGTTACGGCTACTAGCGTAACAGACAGTGGTTTAACAAGTGGTCGTGTTACATTTGCAGGTGTAGGCGGTTTACTAAGCGATAGTGCTGACTTATCATTCAACACCGGAACAAGCACATTATCTACTACAACAGTTAGTGCTACTACAGTTGAAGGTGCTACATTAAAATCAAGTGGTTTAACATCAGGTCGTGTTGCTATTATTGGCGCAAGCGGTGTTATTGCTGATGACAATTCTTTAACATACAATGCAACAACAAATACTTTAACAGTAAGTGAATTGTCCGTAGGCAACGGAATTACAGCCAGCGATGTTACAGTAACAAACTTAACAGCGACTCGCGTTACGTTTGCTGGTACTGCTGGTATATTGGATGATGATGCGGCATTGACATTTACCACTGCTACCGGTACACTAGCAACTACTATAGTTGAAGTTGGTGACTTGACATTGTCTGGTAGCACTATTACTTCTAGCACAACTTTAGCTGTTAATGCCACTGGTAATATTACATTGGATCCTGGTGCTGGACACTTTATTGATGCTACAACACATAAGATTATCAACGTTGTAGATCCAACAGCAGACCAACATGCTGCCACTAAAAAGTACGTAGATGATGCAGTTAGTGCTGCCATTCTACTTCCAGTAACTGGCGATACAGGTTCTACAGTTGTTGACCTTAACACAGATACATTAACATTGGCAGGTACTGCTAATCAAATTGCAACTGATGTAAACAGCGGAACTGATACAGTAACATTTAGTTTACCAAGTACATTAATTGCTCCAGGTAGCGTTGAAGTTACAACTACATTAGATGTAACTGGTTTATCTACTTTGGCTGATGTAGATGCTACTACAGTAGATACAACTGGCGCAGTTACAGTCGGTACAACATTGGATGTAACTGGATTAACAACATTGACAGCGTTAACAACAACTGGCAATGTAATAGTTGGCGGCAACTTAACAGTTAACGGTACAACTACAAGCGTTAATTCAACTACAATTGACGTTGCTGATTTAAACTTAACATTAGCAAAAGGTTCTGCTAATTCGGCAGCTGCCAACGGTGCAGGTATTACTATTGATGGTGCTGGGGCAACAATTACGTATGTTCACGCAACAACCAGTTTTGATATCAACAAACCTGTTAATGTAACTGGCGATGTAAGTGCTACAACATTCAACGGCGACGTTGATGCTGGTAGTGTTACAGTCGGTGATTTAACAGCGACTCGTGTTACATTTGCTGGTGTAAATGGGTTGTTATCTGACAGTCAAGGTTTAACTTACGACGCTAACACAAGCACATTGTCAACAACTGATGTTACAGCTACTGGTACAGTACAAGGTGCCGATGTAAAAGCAACTAATTTAACACCGACACGTGTTACATTTGCAGGCACAGGTGGATTATTAAGCGATGCTAGTACATTGACTTTTACTACAGGTACAAACACTTTAGCATCAACTAATGTTACTGCCGATGATATGATAACTGGTGGTATTACAGTCAGCGATTTAACAAGCGGTCGTATTCCAGTAGCAGGCGCAGGTGGATTGTTAGCTGACTCTGGTACATTGACATTTAACACTGGCACAAACACATTGGCAACAACCAATGTTAGTGCAACAGCAGTTACTTCAACAAGTATCACAGACAGCGGATTAACATCAGGTCGTGTTACATTTGCAGGTGTAGGCGGTTTACTAAGCGATAGTACTGACTTAACATATAACACAGGCACACAAACTCTAAGCGTTCCAAAAATTAGTGTAACAGACTTTGAACTAGGTAGCTTAACAAGTGGTCGTGTAACATTTGCTGGTACAAATGGATTGTTAAAAGACGATGCTGATATGACTTTTAACACAACAACTAACACATTAAGTGTTGTCGCTGTAGCATCTACTAACTTAACAGCAAGTTCATTAACAGCAACTCGTGTTACATTTGCAGGCGCAGGTGGCTTATTAACTGATGATGCTGGCTTGACATTTGCCGCAGGTGTATTGACTTCTACTACTGGCTTTGCTGGTCCTTTAACTGGCGCAGTAACTGGTAACGTAACCGGTAATTTAACTGGTAATGTTACAGGTAATGTAACTGGTAACGTAACTGGTGACTTGACAGGTGATGTTTATGCTGCCAACGGCACTTTGGTATTGGATGCAGGTACTAACGGTACTGATGCTGAATTTACAGGTGATGTAACTGGTAACGTAACTGGAACAGTCAGCGATATCAGCAATCACAGTATTGATGGTTTAAGTGATGTAGACTTAGCTGGAGTAATAGATCAAGACACACTACGTTGGAATGCCACTACTGGCGCTTTTGAACCAAGCTCTATGAGCGGATTCCAAATGCGTAGAGGACGTTTTACAGCCAACGGTTCAAGTGCTAGTTTTACATTAGCAAATGCTCCTGAAGGACGTGACTTCTTAATTGTTACTGTTTCTGGCGTGCCACAAGCAGGCGATACATTTACAGTAAGCGGAACAACATTAACACTTGGCGGTACTCCGACAGCTGGTGAAATTGTTGAAGTTATTGACTTCTCAACTGGCGTATTCAGTCCAGCACCTAACAGCTCAGACGACATTGCTGAAGGTAGTTCAAACTTCTACTATAGTGATACTCGTGTTAAAACATTGCTAGGTAATGGTACTATGAACAGTAACATTATTCCAGCAACAAATAATGTTTATGACTTGGGTAGTGCTGCCAAAGCGTTTAGTAATGTTTACGTATCTGGTTCAGGTAAAATGACATTCGGTAGCATATACATTAAAAACAATGCTGGAACTTTACAGTTCTTGAATGTTGCTGATGATAGCTATGCTTTAGTAGACTTAGGTCTAACATTGGATAACGACATCAGTATTGATGGTGGTTCTTACTAAGAGCGAATGGGGAAGAAATTCCCCATTCTTGACTCGCTGGGCGTTAACTGAGTTAACTTGACCCGCAGGGCGACCCAAGGTGGTCCTGACCCATAAAAAGGAAATTTAAAATGGCAAATACAATTTTACATAAGCGTAGTAGTTCAAGTGGCTCTACGCCGACCGGTGTACAACTTACAGCAGGTGAATTAGCTTTAAACACAGCAGACGAAAAAGTGTTTATGAAAAACAGCGCAGGCACAGTAGTTGAAGTCAGCTATCGTGATGCAAGAGCACGTGGCGCAGTTAGCGCAGGCACAGGTCTGTCATACAACAGCGGAACTGGTGAATTTAGCATTAACACAGCATCATCTGTTGATTTAACAACTGCTCAAACTTTAACAAATAAAACATTAACGGCTCCGACAATTACTAATCCAACAATTAGCAGTGGCGGTGCGTTTGGTACTCCAACAACATTGACATTAACAAATGCCACTGGTTTACCAATCAGCTCTGGTGTCAGTGGTCTTGCAGCCGGTGCGGCAGCTTTCTTAGCCACAGCAACAAGTGCAAACTTAGCAACATTGGTTACTGATGAAACAGGTTCAGGCGCATTAGTTTTTGCTAACAGTCCAACATTAGTTACTCCTACTCTAGGAGCAGCCAGCGCAACAAGTTTAACAACATCTGGAGCAGTTACAGTTGGTACAACATTGACAGTTACAGGTAACTTGATTGTTAACGGTACAACTACAACTATTAACTCTACAGCAGTTAGCGTAGATGACATTAACGTTATCCTTGGTGATACAGCAAGCCCTAGCGATGCTACAGCAGATGGCGGCGGTATTACTCTAAAAGGTACTTCAGATAAGACTATTGCTTACGTACTTGCTAATACAGCATGGACAAGCAGTGAAAACTTTGACTTATTCAGCGGCAAAGTTTATACAATTAACGGAACAAGCGTACTAAGCGCAACAACACTGGGTGCTGGTGTTACTGGTTCTAGTTTGACAAGCGTTGGTACAATCGGTACTGGTACTTGGCAAGGTACAGTAGTTGGTCCAACATACGGTGGTACTGGTGTTAACAACGGTTCTAAAACTATCACTCTTGGTGGTAACTTAACAACCAGCGGTGCATTTGCTACAACATTAACTTCTACAGCGGCTACAAGTGTTACATTACCAACAACAGGTACATTGGCAACATTGGCTGGCACAGAAACATTGACTAACAAGACAATCAGTGGTAGTTCTAACACATTGTCTAACATTGCTAATGCAAGTTTAACAAACAGCAGTACAACAATTGGTTCAACAGCAATCAGTTTAGGTGCAAGCTCAACTACATTGGCTGGTTTAACTTCAGTTACTTCAACAGGCTTTACTGGTGCTTTAACTGGTAATGCAAGTACAGCAACAACATTACAAACAGCCCGTACAATTAACGGTGTAAGTTTTGATGGTAGTGCCAGCATTACTATTACTTCTACAGCGGCTGGTACATTGACAATTGGTACTGGTTTAAGTGGCTCAAGCTATAATGGTTCAGGCGCAGTTACAATCGCAATTGATTCAACAGTAGCTACACTAACTGGCAGCCAGACATTGACTAACAAGACATTGACTGCTCCGAACGTAAGCGCATTGTATCTAAGTGATTCAAGCATTATTTTTGAAGGTGCTACAAATGATGCATTTGAAACAACATTGACAGTTGTTGATCCAACAGCAGACCGCACAATTACATTGCCAAACGTAGACGGTACTGTAGTTACAACAGGCGATACTGGTAGTGTTACTAACACAATGTTGGCTGGTAGCATTGCTAATGCTAAATTGGCTAACAGCACAATTTCTGGTGTAAGTTTAGGTTCTAACTTAAATGCATTGACAATCGGCACTGGTTTAAGTGGTTCAAGTTATAATGGTACAGGCGGTGTAACAGTGGCTATTGACAGCACAGTTGCTACATTAACTGGTAGCCAGACATTGACTAACAAGACATTGACTTCGCCAACAATTACAAGTCCAACTATTACTGGTTTGTTCTTGAATGACGGTAGCTTGATATTCGAAGGTACTACAGCAGATGCTTTTGAAACTACATTAGCAGTTGTTGATCCAACAGCAGACCGTACAATTACTTTACCAGACGTAAGCGGCACAGTTATTACAACAGGTGATACTGGTACAGTTACTAACACTATGTTGGCAGGTAGTATTGCTAATGCTAAATTATCAAACAGCTCAGTTACTGTTGGTTCAACAGCAATCGCATTAGGCGCAAGCGCAACAACTATTGCTGGTTTAACTAGTGTAACATCTACAGGCTTTACTGGTGCTTTAACTGGTAACGCAAGCACAGCCACTACATTGGCAACACCACGTAACATTCAAGGTGTAAGTTTTGATGGTAGTGCGGCAATTACAGTTGTTACAGCTGGTACAGGTGTTACTGTAACAGGTACATCTGTTGCAATTGGTCAAGCAGTTGGCACAAGTAGCAATGTTACATTCAATGACTTAACAGTTGCTGGTAACTTAACAGTTAGCGGTACAACTACTTCTATCAATACAACTACATTAGATGTTGCAGACTTGAACATTACTGTAGCTAAAAATGCAGCCACAGCGGCAGCGGCTAACGGTGCCGGTCTAACAGTAGCTGGTCCAGTAACTCAAGCAACATTTACTTACACTAGTGCTGACGATCGTTGGAACATGAACAAAACGTTAAATGCTACACTGGTTGGTAACGTAACAGGTAACGTAACAGGTAACGTAACTGGTACAGCTGGTTCAGCAACAGGTAATGCCGCAACAGCGACTACATTACAGACTGCTCGTTTAATTAACGGTGTAAGTTTTAATGGTAGTGCCGACGTAACAGTTCACACAGCAGGTACAGGTATCAGTATTAGTGGTACAACAGTTACTAATGCTGGTGTTACAGCTATTACAACAAGCAGTGGTTTGAGCACAAACACAAGTGCAACTGGTGCAGTTTCTATTACTAACACTGGTGTTACAGCTATTACAACAAGCAGTGGTTTGAGCACAAACACAAGTGCAACTGGCGCAGTTTCTATTACTAACACTGGTGTTACAAGTATTACTGGTACAGCAAGTCAAATTACAGCAAGTGTTTCTACTGGCGCTGTAACATTAAGTTTACCACAAAGTATTGCTACAACTAGCACTCCAACATTTGCTAGCGTTACACACAGTACAAGCGGTATATTTAACGGTTCAACAAGCGGTGCAACAACAGTTATAGCTACAGCAATCGCAGGTACAACTACACTAACATTGCCAGCGGCAACTGATACATTAGTTGGTCGAGCAACTACTGATACTTTGACTAACAAGACAATTGCCGCAGGTAGCAATACAATTAGCGGTTTAACTAACAGTAACTTGAGCGGTACTGCTGGTATTTCTAATGCTAACTTGGCTAATAGTTCAGTAACAGTTACAGCCGGTACAGGTATGTCAGGTGGTGGTGCAGTATCACTAGGTGGTACAGTCACTTTAACTAACGCTGGTGTTACTAGTTTAACGAACGGTGGCGGTATTACTGCTAGTTCATCAACTGGTGGTATTACTTTAGGATCAACAGCAACTTCTGCTAACACAGCAAGTGCTATTGTTGCTCGTGATGGAAGCGGTAACTTTACTGCTGGTACAATTACAGCCGCATTGAGTGGTAATGCAAGTACAGCTACAACAGCTGGTACAGTAACTACAGCGGCTCAAACTGCTATTACCAGCGTTGGTACACTAACAGGCTTAACAAGTTCTGGTGCAGTAAGTATTACAAACGCAACAGCTTCTTCAAGTAAAATAACTGGTGCTTTAATAGTTACTGGTGGTGTTGGTGTAAGTGGCGCAATGTATGTTGGTGGTGAGATCACAGCGTATGCTTCTGATGCAGCCTTAAAGACCAACGTTGAAGTTATTGAAAACGCACTAGAAAAAGTCGAAGCAATTCGTGGTGTATCATATGACTGGAACGAAGACGGTCTTGCTTTAGGTCTAACTGATACTAAGCAAGTCGGTGTTATTGCTCAAGAAGTTGAAGCAGTTATTCCAGAGTTGGTATGTGATAGTGCCCATGCAGGCTACAAAACAGTTAAGTATGACAAGCTAACAGCATTGTTAATCGAAGCTGTAAAAGAGCTAAGTGCCAAAGTTCGTGTTCTAGAAGCACAATTAGGCGGCAAGCCAGGACTATAATTTTATTATAGCACTCAGAGAAAGGATCTCAAGGGATCCTTTCTTTTTGATAAATAATTGTAACAATAATTGTAACAATTGGATAACATTAGATGGCCCTAACTCGGATTAGTTCTTACACATTAGCAACAAATGCAGTCGGTGACTCAGCTCTAAGTGCCACCACTGTCACCGCCGGAACATACGGCAATGGCACAAACATACCTACGTTTACAGTAGACGATGATGGTAGATTAACCGCCTCTAGTAATACTAGCATAGCGAATTTAAGCATCACTACATTAACAACCAGCGGAAATGCCACAATAGGTGGTAATTTAACTGTAAATGGTACAGTTACTACAGTTTCTACCGAAACGATATATCTTGCAGATAATATTGTTATTCTTAACAGTAATGCCACAGGATCTGCCAGTGAAAATGCAGGCTTTGAAATTGAGCGAGGTGATGATACTAATGTTGCATTACGTTGGAATGAAACTAGCGATAATTGGGAATTAACAACCAACGGAACTAACTACTATGGAATTTTAACTACTAATAGTAGTATAACAAGTGGACAGTTACCAACCATTACGAGTTTAGGCACAGTTACTTCAGGAACGTGGACAGCAACAAATATTGCGATTGCATATGGCGGAACTGGCGCAAGTACTGCACCAGCGGCTAGAACCAATCTAGGAATTGACGATATGACCGTTGATGGCGGCTCATATTAAGCGAAAAAGATAAATAAAGTATACAGGAGATTTTACATGGCGTTATTACCAGCAACAGGAACAGAGATTGTAATGGGTCGAGTTAAGGCAGCATACTCAAACGTAGCAGCCGCGGCCGGTCAGAACATTTCATTAAGTGGAACACTAGGTGGATATATCGGACAAGCAGGCAGTACTCAAATCACATTAAGTGCTACATTCGGCGGCAGAACTACACCATACGCTTATTAAACTAAGAATAACGTATATAAATACCTTGAACAACATTCGAGGTATTTTTTTATGGCCACAAAAAAAACAAGCGCAAAAAGCACAGATAAGTTTGAAGAATTATTTGAATCATGTCCTTATCATGTATTAAGTGAATTTGAAACAGAAAATTTTAATTCTCAACTAGGATCTGCATATTCTAGATTTATTATTGATACAATTAATAGAGTTAGAAAAATTAATAGTGATTTAGAAACCGAAACTAGAACATTTGAAAAGAAATGTCTAGATGAAGAAAAATCAAAATTGCTACAAATTTTAGATCAACAAGACATTACTAAATTAACTAATGCAGTCACTGATTGGCAATCCACTGAACAAGACTATTGGGTTAACTTTTTAGGCAAACAAGCCGCAATTGAACTATTAACATTTGGTAGACCTACTGTAGAGACTATGAGTAAGATGGTCAAGTTGCCAGAAGAATTATATATCAAGGCAACACAAATTTGCGTCAAGCTAGCCAATGCAATTAAATCTGCAACAACTAGCGCAGAAGAAGAAATTGGAGTTGTTAATACTCCTAGCACTCCTAATAGTAATACTGCTTCAGCAGAACAAACTACACCTAAAAAATTATTACTTAAAAAAATTAAATGATAAATCCTTATGAAGATATAAAACTAGCAATTTGTATACCTGCTAGAGATATGATGCATACTAATACATGTTTTGCATTATATAACTTAGCTGAATATTTAATTGGACAAGGCATTGAAAATAAACTTTTTATTAGTCCGGGAACGTTAATTGCCAACCAACGTTACGAGTTAGTTAAGTCAGCACAAGAATGGGGTGCCACTCACGTAATGTTTATTGATAGTGACATCGAATTTGAACCTCATCATGTTACGAATTTAATTGATTTTGATGAAGACATCGTTGGCGCCGCATACAGCAAACGTGCCGCACCATTTGTTGCTACAGCATGGACTGAAATAGATAAATGGGATTCTTACGTAAAACCGTCAGAGCAAACCGATAGTCATATTAAAGTTGCCGCTATGGGTCTTGGATTTTGTTTAATAAAAATATCAGTGTTTGATAAAATAGATCAACCATGGTTTCAATTGGGTTATTATAACGGGCAGTACACTGGAGAAGATATTGAATTCTTTAGAAAATGCATTAGCACAGATATTTGGCTAGATGTATTAACTACATGCGAACTTGGTCACTTGGGTACTAAGAGTTATAAAGTCGACGACGGTATTGAAGTAGACCTAGAAACTTAACTAACCATTTATTAAGCCTAATTAAATTATAATCTGTGGTCAATGTAGAATCATCTAGTGATGATTCTTTTTGAATTTTTAAATCTTTTTCGATTAGTTCAATAATCAAATCTAAAGTAGTGTCAGACATTAATGATACTAATAACGGATGCTCTACTAATTCCATGTTAAGAAGATGTACGGTCTGTAAGTACCATCTTTCTACATAACACACTTCTTGCTTGAACAGACTGTTTAATAAAGGATTGTCTAAGCGACGATCCCAACAATGATATAAATCAACGCTTTTAATTCGCTGTAATTTTATCTTTTTCGGGAATGGTATTATCTCTGCTGACATTCTTCTTATCAATCCAACTATAGAAGTTTTTAAATTTTTTGATTAGTCTGCTGGAACTAATCATTTGTCTGGCTTTCGGGTGTAATGGACTGGGTAAATTATCTATATCAGTCCATGCATAACCCGCACTTTCCCAATTAAGTTCTGGAATAAATTCTTTGTTTACTAATACTACAAATGTATCATATATAAAGTCTTTACTACGACTTTGGTATCTATGTAAAGGAATTATTTTTTTAATTTTAGTTAGTTGAAGTTCTTCTTGTAATTCACGTTTAAGGCCATCTATTTCAGATTCGCCATCGTCTACTTTACCACCAGCAAAGGTCCATGTGTTAGGATAGCTTTCTTGCGGGCTACGCAATACTGTCATTACCTTGCCGGTGTGCTCACTGACTATAATAGCCCCTACGCCTCTAAACTGTTTCAAAGATAAAGTCTCCACCATCCGTTTTGATAAGTGCCTTCAAATACACTTATCCATTGACCTGCTCGCCATTCATACAACAAGCCAGTAGTTGTATTTAACACTATGGCATCAGTATTAGCAGACGAATCAAAACTTGTGGTCCAGTGACTGCCGTTATATTCTATAACATCATTTGCTTTAGCACTAGTAACACCCCAGTAATTATTATTAGGAACATCTTCTAAGACTAGATAGCGTTGACCAGTAGCACTTGCTGGCAAATTCCTTCCAGGTGCAACACGACTGGGATTAATAATAGCAGTAATGGCAGCTAAACTAGCACTAGGCAAACTATCTTGATCTACATTTATTACAGCAACATTAAGATTATCAGGATCTATTTGTGTTATAACTGCTACTATGTCACTGTTAGGATCAGTGGGATCATTGCCCCTGCGTAACCGCAAATTGCTGATACCAAAACTTATATCACCGTACGGTTTTAATAAAGTTGTCCATTCTAATAAATCTCCATTGTCGTCCGTGGGACCGCCTGCCTTGTTTAAAAGAGTAGCACGATCTCCTTCTATGCGTACTTGTAATTTTAAATTTTCAAAAGTAATGACAACCCATTGCTTGTTTGGCATTGGATCGTCTTCTACCCAATCTAACATCTGATCACCTTTTAAATTCTTGATTTCATTTAAAATTGTATGTATAAGAGTTTGACGTTTGACCTTAGCCGGAGGATTAATTAATATAGGTAAATTAAAATTTAGTGCCGCAACGTCGATGATATCATCAGTGCCTTGCGGAACTTGACGTACACTCCACACTACATTAACTAATTCAGTGTAAGTTAAGTTTGACCAATCGAATGGATTGTCGTTTGATTTTAAGTTGATGCTGGGATTAAACAACACCAGTAACTGCTCTATTAGTTGTAGCTTTTGATCAGTGTTACTGGTCCATATGTCTACTTGAACAGTTAAGTCATATGGCACTGGCATATAACGTTCTACAGTATAAGTATTGCCAACTTCGCCGTCTATATATTGACCTGTTTCAGGATCGACTTTCTTTTCGTAGACTTGAACTTTACTTACATGAGTGGGATTACTTCTACGTTCAGCACTGATCTGTAGATCAGTTACATAGCAACTGATAAATGGAACAGTATTCATCATGTTCTCACTTTGATTTTTTAGAACGTGGGCTGCCATGCGATTGATGTCGCCATAGCGTACTGGAACTTGAATATAACTTTCGTTGCCGTCTCTATCCTTGCCAGTTTTTACACTAAAGCCCCCTAATATACGCATAAATTGGGTTAAGTATCTTCTTATTTGTTCGTCGTAAAAATATTGTTGCATAATTAAAAATCTGATTTAGGTATTACTACTTGGCTTAATGCTTGACGTTCTGGAAACTCTTGGTTGCCAACAACAGTGGTAGCAGTATTATTAATAAAGCTGGCTGCATTTATAACTTTGTCTTTTAAGTCAACTGGCCCGTTGTCAGTTTGCATACGTTGCCATCTTGTTCCTCGATACGCAAATAATACTGCCGGAGTATAATCTGTGCGTAAGAAGAAATCTCCCTGTTTCGGAGTCAGCGGGAAACTTAATCCAGACTCTACTGCTTCGCCATGATCGTATACTGGGTTAGCATCTGCTTGATACGGCTTAACAGTATTTTGTATTATGTTACTGCCGTCATCTAAAATAGTTGGTGCAAGTTGTTCGCCACGAGCAATAATAGCATTGCTGATTTGCAATTCTTTCTGATACGTGCTTAATGCATCCTTTAATGTATCAACACCGTTGTCAGAAGTTTGACTTAATATATCTTTGTATTCTTGTGCGTCAGTCATTGGGCTGGCTTTAATACGCCAAATGTGAGGGTACCAAGTTTGGCTAAAACCTTCTGCGGCACGACTAGCATCTTGTATAACATAAAACTTATTGATAGCAGGTTTGCTTTGATCTAATAGCAAATCGTCTCTAACGTGAGGTAGTTCAATAACATCCCCTGCCATAAGTTTTCTTCCCATTCTGTCAACCATGTCATTGGTATGGAATGTAATATAGATAGTATCAGCACTTAAAAATAATCCGAATTGTGTTAAGTCAAAGTCTTGATCGCCGACATTGTAAACTCCTCGAAGTTCATAGATATCAGGATCATAAATTCTATCACGAGTTTCTAAAAACAACAAGTCTTGTATCTTAGTTTCGTTGAGAATATCATCAGCTCTATAGTTAGGCTTGGTTGGATCATTGCTGGCACCTTGATCTGCTGGTTGCAAATATTTGTGTACTAACACACCAGTTCCGCCGACCATAAATTGTTCACGGATAAGTCTATCCATGAAACGATAGTCGTTTGTTTTTTCAGGTTTCCACAGGCTTAGTCTTGGCATAGTAATACTATTTACCTATAACTTTTTCTTTGTTTGTCTAAGATATTTTCATTCTCATAGTAGTTAATCACTATATAACTACTAAGTTAACCAGTTAAGTTGTAGTATATCCTAGGAACAACCAGGTGTTAAATAATCACGCTAGACTCTTGAAAGGAGATCATCATGCAATATTTCGAAACTTTATTATCCGGCCTAAAAAAGGTCACAGAACTTTCTTTAGCTTTGATGGCTTTGGCTATCATTCTTCAAGTTCTTTTTGGACCACAAGTTCCATTCATGCCAGTTGACGTAGTTGGCAATGTTACCAAATTGGTAGCTGGTTTGGGATCCAACGGTTTGGTGGGATTGATTGCCGCCGCGATGTTATGGGCTATTGTTTCTAAGAAATAATAGGCTATATAATGTAGAGAGAATTATTTCTACATTCTTTTAAAAGGAAAATTTAATATGAAAAAAACAATCTTAGCAACGATGCTAGCATTAGCAACTGGTGTAGTATCAGCCCAAGTTTCTGTCGGTGGTAAAATCGGCGAATGGGTAGATAACACAAAAACAGGATCTGCTCGTGTAACAAGTTTGGTAACAGAACCAACAAGCAATATTACTTTTGCTGCCAGTGAAAAACTAAGCAATGGCATGACAGCCCGTGCAGTAGTTGACACTAGCTTCAGCGGAAATACTATCGCTGGATCTGGAACACAACTAGGTGACCGTCAAGGTACTGTTGGTATTGCCAGTGCATTAGGAAGTGTTGACTTAGGTCGTAATCTTCACAGTGAATTCTTAGCAATCACTAACAACGATGTATTCGGAACTATGTATGGTTCAGTTGCAGGCGACGTTCACAACCTACGTGGACTACGTATGAGCAACGGTACATTCGTTAGTATTACTCCTATGAAAGGTGTAACATTTACTGCTGACAATGCTCACAACCCAACTGGTATTAACGCTAAATCTTATAGCGCAAGTGCTGGTGCCTACGGTGTTAATGCTACAGTGGCAAATTATACTGCCGGTGCAGAAAAAAGCACAGTAATTGCACTAAGTACTAAAGTTGGTAAAACTTCAGTAGTTTATACTCACAGTGATAACCAAGGTGCTGTAAAAAGCACAGGTAGCCTAATTGGCGCAAGTCAAGCATTTGGCGCTGTTACTGCTAAAGCAAGTTATGGTACAACAAATACAAATGTTAAAGCGTATTCTGTTGGTGCAGACTATGCTATGAGCAAGCGTACAGATGTAGGCGTAGCTTATCGCAATGTCGATGCCGCAGGCACATCACGTGACTTAGCACAAATCGGTGTTGGTTTAACACACCGCTTCTAATTAATAGAAATTGATTAGCACAAACCCGCTTCGGCGGGTTTCTCTTTGATTAAATGATAAATAATTACAATAAATTTTAAAGGATTTTTATTATGGCTATTACAGATAACTATAAACGCATTCTTCCAGTTACTTCTATGGGAACTCCGGAATTAGCATACTTCGTAGTCGATATGGAAGAAGATATCGAAACAAATTACGACGACAGCAATAGTTTGTATTCACAGGCAGTTCAAGCATTACAACTAAAAACAGATTTATATATGGTAAGCGTACCAGATGGTAACATCTTTACATTTGCCGCCAGAGCATCAAGCGTT